ATCCAAGTCACCGTTATAGGTCACTTGGACACAGAGAGAAACGATAAAATGGAGGACACTAGGTCACGATAGGTTTATTGTATCAGGGAAGTATTTTGCACCTTGTTAGCAAGGTTGAAAAGACTTCCTTGTATTCATCGGAGCCTTTTACTGTTCCCTTGATTTTGATTTGACCTCCAGTTTCGATATCGGCGTTGCCCGAGGAGAACCACTTGAACTGAGAATTACTGCTAACGAATGTGTAGAGCGTGGTGTATCCATATTGGGTTTCAAAGGTATTTTGACCCGTGCAGGTTACATCCAATTCGACCTTTGTACCTGTTTCAGCGTATTGTTCCTTGCTGAACTGGACTTGTTCTTTCTTGATAATATCCTGAGCGATTTGATTGTTAAAGACTTTCACCAAACTGACCGCGATACCGATAGTGGAATCGGTTTGGTATTCCAACTGGCAGACCGCCCTCAAGTTTTCAGCATACCCGCTATCGCCCTCGAAAACCTTGCCCCATTGAATCAACTCAATAGCCTTCAAAATATCCGCTTCGGTTACATCTTCCCCGACATATTCTTTCCAATCGCTGACATAAGAATTCACGCCATTGATTTTGCCCTGAACGATGTTCCTTGTAGACGACCCGATACCGCCCTTGACATATCCGATTTTTTCAACTGCTTTGATAGCGTGTGCTATCACCGACAAGGTATCAATTCCTGTATTCCCGCCACCGATATAGCCACCGAACTCATTCTCAAAGTCTGATTCAGTAACAAGGGCAGTAGCGTGAAAGTCCCACCCTAAGAAATCCTTTACGCAGGTTGAGCCAACCTGACTCAACTTTCCCTCTTCGCTCCTGATAAAGATAACCTTGTTACGGGTTCTTTCAACTTGGCAATGGTCGCAGTAACCGACCTTTACATCAGAGGATTTAACTTCCTGCCCATAAATGCCCTTAACAATGACCTGATTTTCAATGAATTCTGCTACCGCCACGAACTCATAACCGTTGTATTTAAGGGCTTTGCCCGTGACAACTAAGACTGGGTATTCAAAAGTTACACCGTTGATTATTTCGTAACGGTTTTCAACTCCTACTTGGAAGCCACCGCTTAAACCTTTTTTCTGCCCACGGGAAGCAATCTTCTGCGCCTTGGCAAGAGTCTTATCAACATCAATGGTTGAGATTCTAAACTCCATGATTTCCCCCTCTCGGTGTAATACCAGTATACACTACTGGGGTTTAATAATCAACTCTTCACGCCTAGCGCGTTCTTCTCGAACCATAGCAAGGGTCAGAAAGTAGCCAATTCCATCAACCACGGTATCTAGTTTCGCCCGATTTACTTCTCTTGATAGTTTTGTTCCTACCATACATAGACTCACTTGCTCTGCTGAAATGGGTATACCAAGGATTGCAGACCATATCTGCGCTGTTCTTGTTAAGTTATCAAGAGGGTGTCCATACTCGTCTAGGCGCTCTCCTGAGACGAGTTCAGCGGCATATAGCGCAATATCGCGGGGGTCATTCATAGTAGTTGGATATCCGATACTCCCTGACTGCTCACCAAGAAGGTCAGCACTCCCACATCTGCCACTTCCCCCGTTGATTGCTTCCACCATACGCTCCCTCCGTCTAAGGCTGGAGCCTGAATCCATTTCACGCCCCCAAAATCTGCAAGTTTGAATGAATGATAGTGCCCTGAAACTAAGATGTCACAATCACCGATTGGTTGGCGACCTAAAGATTGATCGGCAATCCATCGGCGTAACTTTGCTTCAACTCCCATACCACTTCGGGCTAAATGTCCATGAGTAATTCCAATAATTTTGCCGTGCACTTCTAGGGTTAGACTCAAATCATCGGTTGGGATATTAAATTTAATATGACCGTAGGCTTCAGGATTTGCGGCGAAGATTTCAGCAACGGACTCTACTAGGGCTACATCGTCATTATCGTTAAGGGTAGTAAAGGATTTTCCGTTTTTTCGGTTCTCGCCGTGGTTTCCGCCGATTGCGGCGACTGTTATCGAAGGAACCAACTTTGACCAACGGATGAGGGCATCTCTTAGGAGCCTTCGCGCTATCTTTACCTGATCTCTTCTATCTACCTCAACCGTGAAAGTTTGGATGGCGTAATGCCCATCACACCCTTCAACCAAATCACCTAAGCAAAGAACGGTGATTGAATCAATGAGGCGACCAATTTTCTTTAATTCTTTTAATCTGAACTCAACATCATCAATTGCCTGAAGCCACCTGCCGACCAAGCCTTTTAATCCGTCGCCATCCTTCTTACCAACCTGCCAATCAGATGCCAATACAACTAAACTTGCCTCGCCCGTAAACTCTTTGCGAACAGTAGGTTTATGTTTTTTAATTTCTTTGATAAGTTCTTCAATGTCGTAGTTCTCTTGTTTGCCCTTGCGAACTACCTTGCCTTTCCATTGACGGTTTAATATTCCATCTACATCGCCCCATACATTGAAAAGGACTGGCTCAACTACTGCAAAGTTCTCGGGGTCAAGCCCCCACATTCGTAATACGCCAGACCAATCAGGGTGAGCATCGCCTTCAACCGCTTCGGTCGTAACTGTTCCTTCTTCGCCTTGCCATGAGACACCAGGAGTCCATTCGGCTGTACGCGAGCGCGGTGGAAGTTTCTGCACCGAATCCATCTCGGAGGTTTTAAGTAAGTTATCTAATGCATCATCAAGATTCACGGGGACACTTACACCCGTCTTTTCCGTTTAATCGTCGTCTATGTCGGCGCATAACATCAGAGCCTACCGTAATGTCATACTTGGCTAAAAGTTCTACTAAGCGAGCAGAGTTCACATTTGGATTAACAAGTGCCTCTTTGAACTTGGTTCGTATTGATTCATCTAAAGAATTTGTAATTCTGCCAACAGTACAACCTAATTGACTGCGGGAATCACCCGTAGACAGAGCATCTAACTCAGATAAAAAATTATCCTGATTTGTTTTTAGATTTACAACGGGAACAGGTGACGCTCCACGGGCGCGTTGCGCTTTCAAAAAGGAGACGGTCACACTTCCAGCATCTTTGGAACTCATCGGTAACTGCGTTTCTTCCATATGCGTCAGCCACTCTCTCTTTGGGAGCCTGTGGCTCCGAGTTTATTTCCTCACTAGACATCTAAAATTTACCGATACTAATGGACGATACTTTGGGTCTATTCCTAGTAGGTTTACTGAACCCATCGGTTCAATCCTTAAAATATCCACTAAACTTACCGTTTGGTCAAGTACCGACGCGAGTAACAATCTAATCGTGTCGGCTTTATCCCGAGCGGTTGGATAGTCCTCACGCCCAGCGCGAGCAATAATCTGAATCATAGGGTAGTCAATTCTTATGCCACCTGCACCCATAGTAAAGGCGGGCGAACTACCTGAGTTCTCATAGATAGCGATACAGGCATCTGGGTTCTCGGGCAAGGTGCCAAGAAATATATCTGTGCCTAAAGTGCCGTGAGAGTTGGTAACTAGATAGTCTCCAATGGACTCAAGAATGGTTGCCATGATTAACCCCTCGCATTTATTATTGAAATTATTCTACGCGCAATGTTATTTTGGATTCCTTTGAGCGCCTCCATAAATGGTTGCTCTAGGTACTTAGCCTGAGTTGGCGGATTGTGGTAATTGCCTATAATCTCATGGACAAAAAGAGCATAAGGAGCGGCGGGTCCACCATAGAACACATCTACATAAGTTCCGTTTTGACCTGTTTGGGGAGCAGAGACTCCACCCGAGCCACGCAAAACTCCAGTATCAACTGGGACAAGGGTTTGTGACCTAGCAAAGATTAGGTTGGCTTCTTCCCATATTGCTTGGGCAACTGCCTTGGGGGAATCTGTCTGCGCTCTTTTCAGAGCCTCTTGTAGTGTAAAATCGCCCTCAAGGGTGAAAGTAAAAGTTTTTGCCATGACTACCGCCCAAATCGGATAACGGTATGGTGCGCCCCATTTTCGTCAGAGATATTATCAACTGCATTGATAGTAAAAGTATTAGACCCAATAACCATTTTGTGTCCAATATTTATTGTTAGAGAAGGTCCAAGAGTGATAAAACGACCAACATCTACAACTTCAATTCCTTGCACATCTCGGCTTTTAACTGTGTCAAAGATAAGGCGACCAGTTACCGAAGTTGGTGTGCCACTAAAGGTCGGTTTGTTATATTTATCAACTGATTCCTTGGCAGAAAAAATGACCGTATCGGTCATGAACTCCGCGACTTTAGCAAAAATAGCATCTGCCATGGCTATTCAACTAAGCGGTGATCGTAGACATTATTTGGATTGTCTTGAATACCTGTGTAGAAATCTGTGTTGTAATCTGTGATTATTCTGTCATTAGTAGATTTAAGGGACTCAAGGTTAGCCTTCATAGAAGGTGGGGCTTTCCGCATCTTGCGAGCAAGGAATGAGTTTGCTAGGTCTTGGTATTGACCAGCCTTAGCCGTATATGTTTCAGAGACAGAAATATCTCCAACACTCTTCGAGGTTGAATCCGCAAGGCGATTGAACTTAGAAACTAAAGTCTCACAGCAAGCGCGGGAAATTTCGTAGACATTGGTTCCCCACTCGGCAACTAGGTAGTTCAACTCTTCATCGCTAAAAAGTGCATCTGTTGAATCCGTGTCATTGATAAGGAATCGAACTGCGTTGCGCGTCGAAGTAGATGGGTCGCCCGAGTAGGTAAAGGTCATTTACATGCCACCTAGCATGAAGGTTGTTTGCCTAACTTGGTCAAGGGACGCAGCGTTGGCGGTAGTTACATAGGTTGAAGATGCTGTTGCCGAGGTTAAATAATCATTCAACTCGGTATCAACATCGGTTGCAAGGTTCTGCAAATCTGTGTGAACTGCTGGATTATCACCCGCAGTTGGGTATCTAAGACCCTTGGATGTTGTTCCTGGCATAGTGAACTCCCGACTTTAGGTTTTAATTATACCCGAACTTTAATTTGTACTTATTTTCAATAATAAGTAACGGTAGGTAGTAGCCATCTGTTACTCCTATCTAAACTATCTCCCGTGTTTGCCGTACTTGGTGAGGTTGTTCCCAGTTTCTACGGTG